CTATCTTCTTACCTACTCGCCCTCTGCGTGTTTTAGAGTTAGGGTGTGACAAATTCACGCTATCCCCAACCTCTGCTTCTGCATAACCTTGAGAGGTTGCTTCTGTTATTTTCAAAACATTATTTTCGTGATAGCTGTTGCTAGTCAAGGTTGGAGCAATGTCATGTTCACCGCCTTTATTATAACCATGACCACGTTGGATTATTTTAGGTTCTTGCCCACCACCTTGCATTGTGGATAGAGTGGGAGCTAGTCCATTTGTATCATATACTCTTGAGTTTTGGTCATGATTTCCAGGCAATTTCCCTGCGATTAGAATTCCATGCTTATTTTGTGTAGTCAAAGTAAACACAGGTTCTTCGTTAGACTTACACCTGCGCCCATTTTGTCGTTTATCCGTACAATCAGGTGTTAAAACAGGTATGGCTATCTTTTGCCCCTCTCCCTTGTTGGTTGTGAGCGTGGGAGCCAATCCAGCTGATTCATAAACCTCTCCATTCATCCCATTTCCTGAAGGATGGATGTTTCCGATAGACCTCACTTTCTGCGATTTACTTTCAACAATGTACGCCCCTGCTCCTTGTGAGTTGCCATATCTGGTTGTAATGGTATTGCTGTACTGCTTTTTGATTGAATTAGCTTGCTGGCAACTTTTTGAGATAGGAAAAACTCTTCTGGTACGTTCTCCTCTAAGATGTCCGATAATGAACACACGTTCCCTATTTTGTGGGACTCCAAAATCCTTGCTGTTAAGCACTTGCCATTCCACATCATACCCCAGTTCATCCAAGGTTGAGATAATGGTCTCAAACGTAATTCCGTTTTCATGATTAAGGAGTCCTTTGACATTCTCAAGGAATAGATATTTAGGTCTGAGAATAGATGCGAACCTAGCGATTTCAAAGAACAAAGTTCCTCGAGTATCTTCAAAACCTCGTCTGTTTCCTGCAATCGAGAAAGCCTGGCACGGAAATCCTCCACAGATAATGTCCACACTTCCGAATCCTCGAATAGACTCATCTGTGATTCTTGTAATGTCATGTAATTCAATTTCTCCTTCCGTATCATGTATTGCTTTATAACTAGCTCTTGCAAATTTGTCAATTTCACAAAAGCCTATACATTCATGGTCGGCCGCTTCCATACCAAGTCGGAAGCCACCAATGCCAGCAAATAAATCTAAAAATTTCATTCTTTTGTTTTCAAAAAAAATAAAAAAAAAACAAAATTTTTTAGTATAGTGTA